AAAAGGGTGGGAGGCCCATGATGGACCTCCCGGTGGGACGGTCTTACTCAGGCAGAGCCAGAACAAAACCAGCTTCAGGACGGTAAGCCTGAACGCCGTACAGGCAATCAGCCGTGTACAGGTTGCTCAGGTATTCCTGCTTGTACTGAGTCTGTGAACGGATGCCCACTTGCTCAGCCAGTACGATGGCGTCCTTGTGGATAAGGAGGCCGCCGCGAACGTCTACGGAACCGCCAGCATTGTTAGCAGCAGTTTCGATGACAGGGCAGTTAGATGAAACGTATACGTCAACGCCGTACAGGTTACCGATCAGACCGCTGTCTACCTTGCCGCTATTAACGAAGTCGGTAGAAACGTATCGGTCGATGCCCATGATAGCGTTACGAGCTGACGGAGGAACGACCAGAGCGCGGCCGTCCATCGGAACGTCGTTGTCGTCGAGCTTCTGGATCATGTTGCGGAAGAAAGCGTCCGTGAACACGTCAGCAGCAGCAACAGTGTCAACCGCGTAAGCAGTGGTCGTACCGTTGTCGTTGAAGAAGCAGCCAGTGTGAACGTAGTCAGTCTCAGCAACAAGGTCAGAGAATACAACCGCGCCGCCGTTACCGAAAGCTGTACCTACAGAGTGCAGGTCAGTGTCGATACGCTTAGCGAGAGCGTAACCAGCGTCCTGGGTGTAGAACTGTCGGAGTGAGGACAGAGCCTGTACTTCGACGATGTCTTCTACCAGACGTGAGTATTCAAAGTGCCGGTTGATGTCAATCGTGATTTCGCTCTCAGTGTTAGCGATGATCGTAACCGCAGTGTCAGCAGCCTTAGCGTTTGCATCGCCGCGAACGGGAGCAGGAACGTGGATGGTGTCACCTTTCTTGCCAGTCATCTTCATCTTCTTGACGAGGGGTGCCAGCTTGAGAGATTTCTCATAAGCAGCGATGATCTCGTCGGACCAGATTTCCGGGATAAAAGTTGCAGCTTCAGTTTTTGCGGTATTACCAGCCGCACCTGGATAAGTAGCCGTAGCCATGATTTAGTCTCCTTGACTATTTCACCCGACCTTCTTGATACGCGCGCATGATTTCAGGTTGTAGCGCCTCGTATCTGGCTGGGTCATTTTTCATAAGTTTAATAAGGTCTGCCCGCCGGTAGACTTTCTTGGAGACACTTTCACCGCTTCCGCGAGCACCGCCTGTGCTTGCCGCTCTCAGCTCACTCTTGCGAGCCTTCTGGTCAGCAGCAACAGTCTGCCTTGCAGCAGTCTTGCGCTCCTTGAACAGACTAAACAGCTCATCAGCCGCCTCGGCATCGTATTGCTGGTCTGCTCTTACGAACAACTGCTTACGAATGTTAGACGCCTTGATCCACTCTGCAAAGCCAGCATCCTGCAAAATTTCTTGCATATCAGGGTGCTTGGACTGTAGAGCAGCCATAGCCGTTTGTCGCCTGTGCGCGGCAGCAGCTTCACGAGCCTCAACCACCGATGGGTGATTGTCAATGGCGCGATTCACGCTACCCTGCGGATCGGTGAAGTAGTCCAATTCATCTACTTCAGTGTCAGCCTCTTGTTGAGGTGCCTGTGATAAACTCTGTTCAGTAATGAACTCATCTACCACTTTACGAAGTTCTCCAACCTCGCTTCCCTGCTTCCCTAGAGCCTTCTCAGCCTCCTGGTGCATCTGGACAACTTCCTCTAAGGACTTGCCTCGATACTTCTCAGGGATGTTAGGTTCTTCCTGGGGTTGCTCCTCCGCTTCGACAGCTTCGACACTCTCGATAGGCTGAGTCCCATCATCTTCGTTTTCTATGGTGTCTACTTGTTCCTGTTCAGGAGGTAGATCAATCATACTAGCTCTTGACATAGCTTATTAAATCTCCGTGACTAAATCATTATGGAGTGGGTTTATTGCCGGCCTTTTCGTGCTCTTTCACCCATCGCATATGTCTACCAGGGAAATCCCCAGAGGCACTTTCGAGGTGAAATGCCGGAGCCGACAGTTGTCTGGTGGCGTCTTTGCCGCAGTCGCACCTACTGGCCTTGACATCGCCGCGTACCATCTTCTCTGTTACGTG